TTACATGGCGTGTCTGGTCTTCTCGGCATCGGCTTCCTCCTTTCTGCATATAAAAAGAACCAGCAGATCTCTCCGCCGGTCCATCATATTCTTTTGGTCAGTTTAATAATACCACAACCTTATTTACAAAACAGTACACTCTTAGTAAACCATCTTAGCGTAACCTATCCCCTATAGATCTTCTTCTAATTGTGCAACATTAACATCTTCCGAATCAAAAGCCCCAGGAGGGTATTCACAAATGTGACCATCAATATGAAAAAGGTTTTGACAGCTTGTGCAGGTGATACTATCCGTATCAAATTCATATAAGGTCTCTGTCCCCATTTGGCGATCATACGTTGACTTATCAGCGAATTCACCAAAATCAACTTTATTAATAGAACCGCAATATGGGCACTTAATAGTGCGTTCTAGACTAATTGGCTCCGTTTCATTACCTTCATTTATCGCTTGTTTCATTCTTTCCTGCTCAACAATTATCTTATCAAATTTCTCGTTTTCGGAATCACATAATTGCTTCCAGCCATCTATAAAATTACAGCTCGAATTTGGTTTGTGCTGTTTATAACAATCAATGCAACTATAAAACAATCCACCATTTTTATTTGCAAGCAATACCATTTTCCCTCCACAATCGGGGCATGTCACCTGTGGGTTATCCAGCGACCAGTAGGCACCTAATTTGTTTTGGTTTATTGCAAGTACTATAACCACAACTTCTTGTGCCCCACTATTTCTCAGTACTCTTATACATTCTCTTAAAGTTGACCCCGTCGATGATATATCATCAATAAGCACGACTGTCCTTCCTGTTAAATCTCCTGCAAAGGAAAATGCGCCTCGAACATTTTTATTCCGTTCCTCTTTTGATAATGATTTTTGATCCGAATAATTATGTATACATATGAATTGCTTACCAATATTTTCAATGCCACAAGTGCTAGCCACTCCATTCAATATATTATCAAAGCGTGGTGTTTTCCCAGGCTTTACTGGCACTGCACAAATACAATCAATTTTATGTGCCGGTTTTATAGCATTAACCGCTGCCGAATAAATACTTTCAAATCTTTTATCAAATACACCTGTATATGTTCTTCTCGTTTTTTTATTCAAATAAATTGCTGAAGAATATGGATGTAGTTGGTTCATATAATGAGCATAACCATAATAGCGCCCTAATACATACATTGGAACAATATCGCTATCATTATCGTCATCAGCATTAAAATCAACAGGCAACATTCTTGCCGGAAAATTTGCTCCTGGGAATAATAACATTTCTCCATAGAATCCAGCCACATGTCGTTGCAATGCAATTTTCAGCTCAGTTAAACTCTCTATTATTAAGTCAGGTGATTCACTTGCCTGCTCATATGTAATTCTATCCGTATCTGTGACCCAAATTGAACCACATAAAAAGCTATTTGCTTTTTTCAAAAACTCATGGCTTGCAGACAAATATGCTACTTCTGTGTTTTGAACTTTTAATACCGTTAGAACTCTAGCATGCGTGACTTTATTTGGAGCAAAAATTTTTTCAAATTTCTTCATTGCAATTACTTTTTCTGCACCAAAAAGAATGCTAAGATATTCTCGGGTATTTTTATCCGCAGATATAAAAACACACGGAATGATACTGTTAATATCAATCCAAATCGCCTTATCACCACTACCAAAGCTATCTATGTCAACAACAAGACCTTTTAATTCTGTGATACACCTAAACATAGTTATTCTCCATCAGGCATTTGATCAATCCATTTGATCTTTGCTGGTTTTGTTTCGGCCAATTTCGCTTCAGATTTGTCCGTTTGCAATAAATCATCAATTGTTTGTTGCTTACATTCTCTGTCGACTTTGAAGATATTACTTTCAGCCAAAATCTCTAAAACGTCCCTTGGATATGTTACTACTTTTGCACCTTTTTTGACATACTTTTCAGGCCAACTTATAGACTCCATTTTCAAAGCACTCTGCGGAATCAAAACTTCTCTTCCCTGTTTAAGGGCATAATCTGCTTGTTTTAAAGCACCTGACGTTTCCCCGGCTTCCATGACAACAGTAGCTAATGATAATCCACTCATCACGCCATTACGCATTGGGAAAAACCATCTTTGCGTTTTATTTGCAGGAGAAAATTGCGATACCACAAGCCCCTTTTTTTCAATCATCAACTGAACTTCTTTATTTGCGGCAGGATAATACTGATTTAGGTTTGTACCAATAACAGCAATAGTGTTATACCCATTTTTCAACGCCTCACTATGTGCTGTGACATCAATCCCTTTTGCCAAACCAGATACAATCGTTATTCCATTATCTCCAAGTTTGATTGTTAATCGTCTAGTATTTTCCATTGCCTTAGGTGAAGCTTTTCTTGATCCAACCAATGCAACAGTACGTTTTTCAAACAGAAGCGATTTTTTCCCGCGAAGATATAAGAAACGTGGTGCCTGAGCAGTCTCAGCTAATAGCGGCGGATAATCCTGACTTCCTCTTTTTATAATTTCGTCCGATTCATGCAAATTCGAAAATGCACGTTCAGCTATGTGAAATTCTTTAATTAGTCTTTCAACATCTACCTTGAAATAGTCTGCATATTGTTTTATTACATCATTTGTATCAAGAAATACTGTAACATCTACTTTTTTACTAAATTCTGAAAAAAGAGGTTCTAAACGTTGCTCAGTGATTCCAAGTACATTCATTAGTGTCGCAAAGTTTAATGCTTCTTTTTTATCGTCTGTATCGAATCGAAACATGCCAACTCCACCTCCCTGACCTACTCTGGAAAATATTTTCTGTTCTTCTTTTCGTTTATTTAATTCAGTAATATGGAAGATTGTTCCCGATGAAGATTTTTTTAAAGGTATTATTTTCCCATCTTTAACCAGAGTATTAAGACGTTGTGTTGTAATACCCAAATAGTCTGCTGCTTCCTTAGAAAAAAACAACTCCTCTGCTAGCCTCTTATCCATGGTTGAACCTCCCTGTAATAGAATTTTAGCACATGAGGTTTCAATCTGTCAACCCTTATGGGAGGGTAATTATGAAAGCATATACTCCACCATTTCATTCTCGTGATTTTCATATAACACATCAAGCTCCCGGATCGCCTTTCTTCTGTACTTTGCAATCATGGTCCTAGAAACATGATACATGCTGCAAAGACAATCCCAAGTACAATTATGTATAATCATGTCCGTCATAATATCTGGAAGGTCACCAGAAAGTGCAGCTAAAGCTGATTCAAAGAAGCGGATCTCTTCTGCAAGGTCAAAATACTGCTTTTCAAGGTGCTCATACCAGTCACTATTGATATGCTCCATTTTATCTTTATAGCTCACTGCTATCTTGCCGGTTTTGTCTGAAGTGCCGCTGGATTCGACCCTTTCTCCCTCCAGCTGTTTAAAGCACATAGAATCGATCATATCCTCTTCCGAGATCCCACGAAAATCTATGATCTGGTGCTTCAGACATTCAAGCTCCTGTTTCTTCTTCGGATAATCCCTTATTATGTTTTCTATCTTCTCACTCATAGCTAACCTCCTATCTGTGCCCGGACAGCATCTATAAGCGCTGCTTGCGAAGCATCTTTTTTGCCAAGTGCTTTCATAACATTTTCATCTATCGTGCCTTTTGTCACAATGTGATGAACAACAACGGTTTCTCTTTGCCCTTGTCTCCAGAGCCTCGCATTAAGCTGCTGATAAAGCTCTAGCGACCATGTTTGGCCAAACCATACTATGGTGGAGCCGCCCTCCTGAAGATTGAGTCCATGCCCAGCAGATGCAGGATGAATAAGTCCTATCTTAATTTTCCCAGCATTCCAATCAGTAATATCTTTTGATGTGTCAATCATTCTTGCCGTCTTAAATCTATCCCTTATTCGTTTTAAGTCATGCTTATACCAGTAAGCCACAAGAAGTGGTTTGCCATTCGCTGCCTCTACAAGATCCTCTAATGCATCTAGTTTTCTATCATGAATTGTAAACACCTTCCTATCATCTCCATATACCGCACCGTTTGCCATCTGAAGGAGCTTCCCGGAAAGGGCCGCCGCATTTACCGCATCAAGCATCTTTCCTTTTATGGATATGACCATATCAGCCTTGAAAGAATCATATATTTTCTGTTCTCTGCTGCTCATGCTAACCTCCACAATATTATTGATCCTTTCAGGCATCTTGATATGATCCGCTGCCTTCATGGAAATACATATATCACCGATAAGTTTATATATAGCATCCTCTGCTCCGGCCCTTGGCTTATAGCTATATATGATTTCCTTGTTTCTCTTGTCCGGGACGAAGAACCTGTCTCTGTATCCTGTAATGAATCTGCCGAGCCTTTTCCCCATATCCATAAGATAGATTTCGGCCCACAGATCCATAAGCGAGTTAGGAGCCGGTGTTCCTGTAAGGCCTACGATACGCTTTACCATAGGCCTCACTTTCTTAAGAGCCTTAAACCTCTGTGCCCTATTCGATTTGAAACTGGAAAGCTCATCAATTATTACCATGTCAAAGTCCCATTTGTGATTCTGCGTAAGCCATACTACGTTTTCCCTGTTGATAATATATATAAAAGCTTTCTTGGAAAGTGCCTCTTCCCTTTTATCCTTGCTGCCCAGCACCAATGAATAGTTAAGCCCTGTTAAATGCTCCCACTTTGATATCTCCTTTGGCCAGGTATCTTCTGCTACCCTTTTAGGCGCTATGACAAGTATCCTGCTTACATCAAATCTATCGAGCGCAAGCTGCCATAGCGCTGAAAGTGTAATAACTGTTTTGCCAAGTCCCATATCAAGCATCAGGCAGCACATCTTGTGATCCAAAATATAGTCGGTGGCATATTTCTGATAATCGTATGCCTCATATTTCATTTAAAATCCTCCCCAACTGTTCATCATCGCATTTAATAATTACAATCGTACCAGTCTTTTTCTCGCTTTTATCGTCATTATCCTTATCAACCCTTCCAGCAAGGTAATCGAGGCTGACTGAATACAAGTCGCATATTGCAATCATTTGTTCAAATGGTGGCGTACGACTACTCGTTTCCCAAGTGGATATCGTTCCCTTCGTAATACCAAGTACTTTAGCTAATTCTGTCTGTGTCATTTTGCTTTCTTTTCTTAATTCTTTTAACCGCTTGCCAAATATCATTTTTGCACCTCCGAAATAATAGAATGAATTTTTTCTGTATCATCCAAGGTATAAACTTTAAATCCGAGATCCGAAAGCTGCTCTTTTCGTCTAAGCTGAAGTGGTCTCATCTTCTGTCCTGGTGCCTTAACTTCCACAAAAGCAATCCTGCCGCCTGGCAGAAGCACGATCCGATCTGGCACACCATCGAGGCCCGGCGATACAAATTTCATAGCGAGTCCGCCGCGCTTTTTCACCTCTTGCACTAGCCTTTTTTCTATATAACTTTCTCGCATAACTCCTCCATGTTTCCCATTGCCGTTTCCTGACCGTTTCTGCCATATATACGTGTACGCGTATATGCGTGTTGCCTATCTCTCTATTTAATATACTTTTCAAGTACTTTATATGGTTTTTTAGGAAACAAGGAAACAAACCAGCCCTAGAGCCTTGCCATTACTGACATTACACATGTTTCTTATCCATGTTTCCTATGCATTTCTGGGAAACGTCAGGAAACAATTATTTGTTTCCCAGTGTTTCCTTACTTTTTCTGATAAATGCTTTTTGAACGCCGTAGGGGGGTATTCTCATCTTCCCAGAATCATTCCCTTCATACCTTTTCCAACCAGGAATTTTATTCAGGATTGATTCGACTTCATAAGAGTCTGTCCTCCGCAGGTTCTGACGCTCTTTGCCAAAACACTCACACCATATTTCCATAATGCATACCCTCTCGCGTTTAACCGTACCCGTAATGCCGCCGCCTTCAAATTCGGATCCAGCAAGAAAACTCCGTCTCCGATACAGGTCCATTTCTCCCCAGCTTGTCGGAAGAAGCGCATCAAGGTAATCTTCCACAATGCCTTCTCTGTCGTCAGACTCCATAGCATCCTGCTGCATAGCATATGCCTCGGCTGCTTCCTTTCCCGTAAGGAATAGCTTCTCTCCCTCATGATAGCGATATATTGCTTCAGCCCACACTTGATCAACGTCCTTCAGATCCCATGGTTGATACTTGCCATTTCCCGATACATGCACCGGCCAGAAACGCCGGTTGCCTGTAATATCACGAAGAAAACCACCTTCAGAATTTGTGCTTCCAACTATGATCGAGGACCTTGGGTGGCTCTCAACCACAATGCCATATGCCTGCCTGAACTTATCATCTGTTCTTGTAACAAAAGACTTTACGGTCTCAACATCCATTTTCTTTATACCAGCAAGTTCTCCGAGCTCCAGTATCCAGTACCCTTGAAGTTTCTCCGCAGCAGTCTTATCTTTCATATCCGATATGGAAAGGCTATCCGAATACCAATCGCCGCCAAGGATCTGAAATAACGTAGACTTTCCGATTCCTTGTTTGCCATTAAGGACCAATATCGAATCAAACTTTATGCCCGGCTCATAAACCCTTGCTACTGCCGCTGTGAATGTTTTTCTTGTTACAGTGCGTACATACTTAGTATCATCTGCCCCAAGATAATCTATTAGCAGCGTGTCCAGCCTTTCAATGCCATCCCATTTCAGATCCTTAAAATATGCCTTGATGGGATGGTAGAGACGTTCTGCTGACACTACGGCAAGAAGCCCATCCTTAAACTTTGCTGGAGACCAGATGCCATAAACCTTTTCAAAATATAACTTTGCATTTGCAACATCGGCATCTGCCCATCCAGGATGAACTTGTTTCCAAGGTAGATCCCCAATTACATCTACAGTGCTTTTGAACTCGTTATATACGATGGACGCAAGGTTAGGATCGTTTCTTATAATGATAGCTATATTATTCAGCGTGTCCTTTATATTGCCATTCCGATCTAGAGCGAGTGCAGTCTGCCATTCACCTTCTTCATCGTCAAACTCTCCCTGGGCCTTTGCCATACGCTCTTTAGCAAGCTGCTTCTTTACATTTTCATTTTCTACAGCAAACTCCATCATTGCCTTAAAGGATGGTAGCTTCGTAGGCTCCGTATCCGGATCGCTTCTTTCATCCTTTGAGCCAAACTTATGTATGCGCACAACATCGAATGCATTCATAAGCCTGCCGCATGCAGGATCCGTAGCATGATGGCTATATGCGAATCTATCATCATAAATAACAACGCCAGCCTGCGAATCTGCTGGAATATAGTCGTAGCGTCCCGGCATTGCGCTTTTCTGATATACCTCTGGAAGGAACGTATCGATAGCATCTGTTATTGAATAGGCTCTGCAAAATGCACCTACGGTACCTTCCTTTTCTAAAGGATCCGCCTGCTTCTTTATTTCTCTATTTACAACGCGCTGCTGGCGATTTGATACCGGCCACTCTGAGCTATCCTTCCAATCCTTATATTTTGAAAGGATGCTATCCGGATTCAGGATCTCCCCATCAACTTCATGAAATACAAACTTTCCATCTGAAGAAGTAGATGGCCAATACATAAGGCGGCTCGGCTCATATGTCGTATCATCGAAAAGTTCAATTCCGATCTCATCTGCCACTTTCCTCGCTACCGCTACATATTCATCTGCTGTAACATCCCTAGATAATGGGATGATAAGCCTAAGTCTCGGCTTTTCTGGCGTATGCTTATGTGTGCTGTATATATACCCTTTGAATGAAAAGAACATATCGATCTGATCAATGATCCCTTCATCCGCATAATCCATGTCAAGTGATAACCCTGACCTAGAGATCACGTTCGATTTTTTTCTTCTTCCGCCTTTTAGCTTCCCAAGTACGAATCCTCCCACATCTTTGATATCATCCTGTTGTCTTTTTGACATTTTTATATACTGCGCCGCTGTCTCAGATGTGTACTTTGTGGTAGCAATTCTATCTTTAAACTCAGTAAGCGCCATATCTTCAAGGTTCCAATGCTTCTCCATACGGGAGTTGCCTATCGATATATTCATGAGCTATTCCTCCTTATACTTTGTGATTTTCTTAAGTAACTCCAAATTACGCTCAGCACGTTTTTTCATGCTCTTGGATTTTCTGAGTCCATCCGCAGCTTTTCGTTCTTCTTTCTTATCTGTTGTAATTGACAGTGTCACAGAGTACTCGCAGCTATCATTCGTGCTTTCTTCAATCCTCTCCCAGAGATAGTCATAGATCATTTTGATGTCTTCTTCCGATGAGTATTCATGCATCAAACGAAACACCATCCTGGCTCTGTCTAGTGTCGCCGGGAAGAAGTTCTCTACTCGTATATCCATGTAACCTGTCGGATATTTAATATGCAGGATTTTTCCCTCGTTCATAGTAGCCTCCATTAATCTTTTTGATAAAACTCGCATTCATAGCCATCTGCGTTCAGCGGCAGTCCTTTGGCCCACTCTGGTGCTTCAGCCATGATGCTGCATATTTCATTTACGCTGGATCTTCCATCCGGCACTTCTACAACGGCTTCATCGTGAATATGCATTACGATGTCAAAGCCTGCGTCTGTTAGTCTAAGCATGGCCTGCGCAAGAAGATCTCTTGCTGTTGCCTGGACTATATTTTCTGTAATCTTTGCTCCATATGTTTCTATCCGCATCCACTTCTTCGCATCACCCACGCCTTCATATGATAAAGCCTCTCTTCCAAATTTGTTTATTATCATTCGAGGCTTTATGTATGACAGCTTTCTTCCGGATGGAAGCATTATAAAGAGAATGCCGGACTTATATGAAAACTCTAGATTTCCATGTGGTACCGTAGTTTTTTCCTTCACTGCTTTTACGGCTGCTGCGTCTATTCCATACCAGAACTTCGTAATGTGCGGATTTGCTGTACGCCATTGCTGCACAAGTGGCGGCAGTTCTTCTTCCTTAAGCCCCATATCTAATGCTCCCATAGATGTTAGTGCTCCGACCGATCCGCCGTATCCGAGTGCAAGCTCTGCGATCTTACCTTTCTGCCGCAGGTGTCCATTTATTCCATGCTTTTCAACAGGCACTCCAAACATTTTTGAAGCTGAAGCGCAGTAAATATCACCGCCTGCTTCAAAGGTATCCAGCCTCCACTTTTCTCCTGATAGCCATGCAAGCACTCTGGCCTCAATAGCAGAGAAGTCGGATACAATAAACCTGCATCCAGGCTTTGGAATGAACGCGGTCCTTATGAGCTCCGAAAGGACTCCCGGCGTTGAATCATATAGCATATCCAGCGTTTCATAGTCGCTGGCTTTTATGAGATTCCTAGCAAGTGCCAGATCAGGTATATGGTTTTGCGGTAAGTTCTGGACTTGCACTAGCCTGCCTGAATTACCTGTGATCCAGATTCTCCCTTCCCGCCTTACGGGGAAAAATCCTGTAGGCGTTTCAGCGCAATATACTGTGCCATCATAATCGACCTTTTTTACCTGTTCCCGTCTTATAGACGTCCCATGACCAGGCCTTAGCCAGATATTAACAACATATGTATCAGACCACTTATCGCGACGCTTAACATTTTGTGTTGCACTAAAGCCCGCACATAGAGCACACGCCTGCACCACATCGGCATTCTTTCTATTTGTAGTTGAGTACTGGATTGAGTTCTTGGCTGTATAGCATCCGTCCCAAAGAGGGATCTCATCAAACATCACCTCCAAGGGCTCATCAAGCATCCAGTAGTCAAATGTCTTTTTATTAAAGGCTCTTAGCCATAATGGAATAAAAGCACTTTTTATTGTTACTGTTATTGTTCCATCATTACTATTTGATGTTACAAAGCAAATATCGCATTGCCGCAAAAGGTGCTTACATCTTTCCACTTTTCTTTTCTTTGAAAAATGGAATCTGAGACTACCATCTACTGTATAATGTCCATCTGCCTGCGTCATGATAAGTACTCTTAATTCTTCGGCATCAGACGGCTTGATTTGATAAGCCCTATGTCCGGTAAAAGGAATCGTGAATCGATGTTCTCCTATATCTGCTACTGTCCTTGACTCCCAGTATCCTTCTTTGGAAAGAGTAGCCATTTTATGATCCGGCGTTGCTATCTGAGAAATCCGCTGTCCTTCATATGTAATCATTTCTCCGGTGTATGGAAAGGCTAGTTGTTTTGCGTTTTGAAATGATAGCACCTCTGTCGCCTGATTCCAGCACATCATCGATCCACCGTGAAACTCATCGAGCCTTACCCATCCACCCGGAGTCAATATTTCATGATCCCCGGTAAGACACCATCTGCCGGTCCTATTTGCACCGTAGAACTGAAGCAGTCCATGCACTCTTTTGTCAGAGCACACCGACCGTTTGATTGCTTCATACTTTTTTACAGACGTCTTAGCCATAAGAAGCCTGAGCTTTAGTACCTCAAGCACTTCTCCATCTGCTTCCATAATCATATCTCCAACAACCTTTTTACTGAGGCTTTCCATTTCTACGCCATGCTCTGAAAGCCAGCCTTTTATTTGCGCTGGCGAGTTTGGATTCTCAAGACCGGTAAGTTCGTATGCTCTCTTTGTTACAGCTTCGCGGTACTCGTTATCACATATAACTGCATGCTCCACAAGATCCATATCTACAAGGATCCCTCTATCATTGATCTCTTGATCCATCTGATATAGTTTCTGTTCTTCTTCTGGGATAGGGAATTTAGCAATCTTCCTTCTGATTTCTCTTTCAGCTTCAACATCGCGAATACAGTATTTCTTAAACTGCTCCCATTTTTCCGGGGCATCTTCAGGCCTGTTCCTGCGCCTACCGCCATTAGCCTTTGTAGGTTTGCAAGGCATCGAAAAGTACCGGAGCAGGTCTTTACCTTCTTTCAGTTTCTTATGACTAATACTAAGTACTTCACCTACGTCATCAAGCGCGTGCGGCAAAGCTAGCATTGCAGATTGCACCGCTGTACACTGCCACCCAGCCGGATCAAGAGAAAGGCCATAGTATTTTCCGATGCAGGTACGTTCAAATGCTGCATTGAACGCGGTTTTTATTATGCTATTATCGGTTAGTGCCATCATTACTCTGTCCGGGAGTTTCTCTCCGGATGCAATATCAATGACTTCGATTTTTTCATCATCAAAAGCATATGAGAACAGTAAAATCTCAAAGGCCGGGCTGTCCGCATATGCATAAACTCCAGCCTTTACAAGGTTGACATCGCTATATGTCTCTATATCAATTCCTAGCTTCATTCTGTGCCCTCCTTCGTAAAAAACAGGCGGACAGCGTTTGCCATCCGCCCTGCTTTCCTATGCAAGAAAATCTTCGTCTTCTTCGGTATCAAAATCTTCTGCCGCGCTTGTCCTACCGCCAAGACTCTCACCGTCTTTTAGTTTCTGGATATTACCAAGGCCCGCTGCGATCCCGCGATTTCCATTTGAGTTATATCCGTAGAATGTCACGCTGATCTTCCCGTAACACCCTGAGAATACTTCGCTCTGGTCGATGATAGGCTGCACCTTCGCATCTACCACCTGCGGGGCCTGACGTGAATTAGCATTAAAGAAATATGCATCTTTATATGCTTCATCATCCGGCCTGTCTATATCACCATCCCTCAAAGGAAGATGAAGGTTTGCGGGAACCTTGCCTCCCCACTTGGACACCGAGTCCTTCTTTGCCTGCTCTATTGCTGCACTTATTGCTGCAACAGTTTTCTTATCCGACTTTTCTACTATGGCCGATACGCTGTACTTCGGATCTCCTCCGTTTACTGAGTTCGGCTCCCAGCAATGCAAATATGAAAATCTGCAAGGTACTATAACTTTTGTGCTTCCTGTGTTATTATCCATTATTCTTTACCTCCGTAAATTCCGCTTCTGCGGTATCTTTTGTTATTGCTTTTCGTTTATCTGATTCAGGAACCAGTGTGATCTTTCCTTGTGGCTTATATACGAATTTTCCAAGCACCCTGGCAAAGTCTTTTTTGCCCATCAGCTTTTCCATGTCTGTGATGCCAATAAGGGAATGCTTATATATATCCGTATATCCTGCCTGCTTTGCAGCATCTTCTACATCAACCTCACTTGTATACTTCCTGTTGCTACGGCCTTCTACCAGTTTGTATCCTGGCCACGACTTTCCATGAGTTATAGCTTCCTGCTGTGCATACGTATAGATGTCCGCTGCCCACTTTGAAAGGTCGTCTACCTTCTTAAGTACATCTGCGATTTCTTCATCTGTTAGTAGCGCCGGCTCCTTAAATTCCATCTGTGCGAGCTTCAAAAACTCCTCGGCTCTCGCCCTGCACTGATTTCTTGCCTTACAGAACCTGCACCAGCTTCCTGCTCTAAAATCGCCAGCTCCGATAAGAGCCATAGCTCCCCTGGGCTTTAGAATTTCATCGCCCCACTTCTTAAGGTCACCAGCCGCGATATCCCATGTGCTATAGTTACTTATCCTTGGCTGGAAAATCGTAAGCCTGACTGTCTCTACGCCGTAGAGCATCTCTGCCATAGAAAGGATACCAAGTCCGTACGTCATAAGCTGTTCATTTCTCTCGGCGCTTATCTCAACACCTCGTCCCAGCTTCAAATCGATTATATGAGCGACTTTCTCCGTCACTATGACCATGTCTGCTGTTCCGAAGCAATCGTCGATGTAATCGCTTATGTCGACCTTCTGCTCAACCGCAAAAACCGGATCCTTGCATTCTTCTTTTGCTTCCTCTATCTCGCCTTTGACAAAGTCCACATACTCATCCACTGCCTCAACAAGTTCTTCTGTGTAGTATTCGGAGTTAGGCTTTGTTGTCTGCAGCTTCAAATACTTTTTTATGCAGTGCTCTGCAAGAGCATGTCCTGCGGATCCTTCTGCCGCATACTTGCTTTCTTCATCATCAAACTGCTCTGATAGTGTAAGCGAAGGTGTGCAGTTCAGAATCCTATGAAGTGCTGACGGTGAGCACCTTGCATGCGCCCCCATTACAGTACCTCCGCATTTTTAAGAAGTGCTTCATAGTTCTTTGGATCCACACCAGAGAGCTTGCCTGAATCATATTTCAAGAGGAGATCCTTTACCTCTTTTCTTTTTCCCGCTTGGGATTTTTCCGCGAGGACTGCTCTAACGTCTTCGATGCTGATTTCCTTTTCAGTTTCTGCAGCAGTTTCCTCGGTATCGCCTTCAGCCAGTTCACGATACCCTTCGGCCAGTTTTTCATAGCCCTCTGCGATTTTCTTATATGTTTTTTGCATTTGTTTTCACTCCTAACAGTAGCGAAAAAACGTCAAGTCTTTCACTATTTCTCTATACCTATCATCAAGTCGCTCATCTAACACCAGCGTGTCTGTATCTATGCGCGCCAGGTTTTCGTCATAGAGCTTAACCGTAATCTTGATTTCCTTAGCGGTTTTCAGTTCAAATTCCATGCCTGCTGTTATGTTGGTCCCGACGATCCAAAGCTCATCGCAATCTTTCATGAGTTCGACACCCATTTTGATTCCTTCAATACGTTCTGGCTGGTTATCTTCTTTCAAGAATTGCGAAAAATACAGATGAGGAATGATCGGGATGTCGCCGCGGAATATTACAAGTCCCGCTGCAAGTTTTGCTAGTTTGATATTCTTCTCCACATCACCGCGATACGGTGAACATATAAATACTTTTGCCATAGGTTTTACCTACCTTTCTACATTCGGCTCACATGGCCGTGTTAAATTATTTTTCAAGATCAAGTGCGTAGCTTGAGTGCTCCCGGAGAAGGTCCTCTACCACCAGGCGTTCTTCATCTGTGGCCCTACCCAGCAAACTAATGAGCACCTCAGTCTGTTTTCTCGATAGCGTATTCTTGTAGGGATGATACGATGGATCGAGAAGAACACCTCCTCCGTTTCCTCTCACCGTTGTTAGAGGATACTGGCAAGTCAGGATTTCAATATCTGTCCTGATTGTCCGCGTCGTCACACCTAGCTCTGCGGCAAGATTCGTCATATTCTCTTGTCTTCGAGCGACCATGATTCTCATGATCTCTTCTCGGCGTTCCGTTGCGGTCACTGCTCAGTTCCTCCTTTCTTGTGATCTTGGGTCTATAGTAAAAGTCAAATAGGAAGGGTAATTTCTTATTTGCGATATTTTGCCAAAAAGTTATTTCAGATCAGCTTCGATCGCATAGAGCTCGCTGAAGACCTCGGAAAGATTGCTGGGTGATATGTCACAAATGCTCCTGGCGTTATATCTTGCGAGCAGAGAATTTACAACGGCTGGTCCAAGTTCTGCGCTAATGATTGCTGCGCTGTTTTCTATGCTAATAATCCAGTCCATTCTTTCGTCTCTATTCATAGTCATTTCCTTTCTGCTTTGACTCCGAACAAATAAAACAGGCCGAAGCAAAGCTGTATAATTACAGCTATACTCCGGCCTTAATGGTGGCTTTTGCCCCGACGGTCAGTCAGTAAGTATTACCCTATTTGCTATGGCACAGCCTTCTCTGTGCCATACTTTTTTTCGTCTTCATAGTATCTAAATCGCCTGTGAATATATGCCCGCATTTTGGACATTTGACTGATACTAGTATTTTTGCTGTGCCATCAGCAAGTATCTCACCTTTGCCACACCACGGACATTTCAAATGCTTTTCCATCGGTCTCCCCATAATATCACCCTCTTTCGGTACCGTCCGTTTTACGCCATTTTGCGTAACTCGTCTTTAAAAAATATAGCCTGCTACCTGTTATGATAAGCAGGCTACCGTATTACGTATTTAGAAAGCCACTGACATCTGACTATACTGATCACTGTACTGCTCCTCTGTCATCATCAGGCCGAGACATTTTAGTTGAACTTCCGCAGCTGATTTTGATACGCCAAACACATCAGCTAGTGCTTCTGTTATTATCATTTTTTCATTTTCATACATAAGATTCCATCCATTATCTGGCTCAACAATCACGTCTCTGCAATTCCCAATATTTGACTGCCTGATAAAATACTGTGCCGTCGGAATAAATGTACTTCTTGGCATAGCCAAAGTTGCCGCAAACAAATTAGCCTGGTGCTCTCTAAAGTCTTCCTGCGTGAACAACTTTCCCTTCTTTCCACCAATAGAACTTCTTTTGCAAAGTGCCACATGTCCTTCTCCATTGAGAGTTTTAGCATCTATGTCGAAGAGTGTCATCTGACCTTCTGTATTACGATACACACAAGGGTGAATACAAAGATGCCCGCCTTCATGCAAATGCGTAAATAATGAAAAGCCTTCTTTGCCCTTTTGCATTGTATCATTATCAATCATAATGGTATTTGCACATACATCCAGTTCCTTTATTCTCTGGTTCTCGCGATCAAATACCCATACCTTGTCATCGTTAAATACGGTAGCGCCTGCAATTGGGTCCTTACCTTCGTCATAATAAATATCTTGATAATCCATTGTGGCCCCAAGATAGCTTTCCAGGAAACGCTCACCATTTATCTTTCCCGGCTCGCGTAATAACTCTGGTTTATAATCCCCAAGAATCGCTTCTGCATATTCACGAATCGCATTGTCCGAAACAATCGGCGTATTGTCCGGCTTGTGGTAACTGTTACAACGGAATTCAATCAATACTATTTCCTCACTTTCTTTTTTTCAAGTTCACGGATAAACTTTTTCCAGTCTTCTTCTTCTGCAGTACCATCATTCGTCATTCTAAGCGCCATACGCGCTAAATTTCCTGACTCGGAATGCATCATTACATCTTCTATATCCGATGGTACGGCTCTACGTTTAATAGCAGCTTTATCATATAGCAGAGCTTTTCCATTACTATCCAATTCAAGCACCGCTGCAAGCCTCTCGAGGTCAAATGTGTCAGATGGGCTTCTTCGATCCTTTTCAATGTCACTATACATCGTAAGTGATATTCCTAAAGCCTCTGATACTTCCCGTAATGTTAATTCCTTAGCGGATTCTATTCGCTTCTTTCGTATATACTGGCCAAACGTCATATTCTCCTCTTTCATGGTAACCTCCTTTAAAATGATAGTATCTATTACGCCATCTGGCGTAATTATATCATTTTGGCGTAACCGTGTCAATATGACTTCTCATTTTTTATATCACTAAATTTCTTACACAATAACGCAAATTCAGCTACCACTGCTATATAGGCCCATTGAAACATTGTTTATGTATCATACTGATTCAACCATTCCAGAAATGCCTTCTGTGCGGATGGATCATCTTGTAACTTCTTCCTCCATGCTTTATTGCCCTCAACCAGCTTACTAAGATTGTCTTTATATCTTTGATTATCCGGATGTCGTTTTGATTGCATCTTATTTCTCATATATATTTTTCTATATTCATGTGTAGCAAGATCCTTTTTTTCTTTTGCCTTTCTTGTAATGTTCGCTCCTACCATTCTGCAGGTACGTTCCTTATCCTGTGGAGCCGGATAATTACAATACACTTCATCCACACGATTCTCTGGAACAAAATAGTTCTTGCAATTCTTGCATCTTGATATAATAGTTTCCTGTTCTATCATATGAGTCGTCTCAAAGATTAGTAATGATATTGAATTTTGTATAGTAAACATGGATGACAACTTTCCCTCAATATTCATGATGCAATAATCTATTTGTTGCAAATGCGAATCTGGTGAACACATTGCACAGAAGGCTTCAGTCGCATGCTCCGATAGTTTCATTTCTTGTTCCGAAGCCAAAGGATCATTTTCAGCAAGCATCCCGAGAAATGTAGCCTTTGAAATAGAAAACAATTCAGAAAAACAATAATAGCAGTATGATAGCAGATGACCTATAGTATCAATTTTAAGCCTGTCAGTCCCAGTGCCCTTTAGAATATAGCTATACATAGTTTCTTCATTGCCATGGCTTTCATTCTCTTTATGTAATTCCTCTAAATGTTTGGCAACAACCTCATCATCTTTCTCAGATAATTCTATATATGAATACATGAATTCTGTTAAGATTATAAGCGCTGTAATAGTATCCTGTGACTTCATTAATCTTTTATTCAGCCATTCATGGGCCTTCATAAATGTCTCTTCACTCGCCAGATCATCTTTTCCGGGATATGAGTCCACAATAACTTTTAACTCCGAAGGCACTAAGCGCATAAGCTCACATACCATGCCGCCAACAGGATATCTCTTAACCACGCCATTACAAAGCACAACGTTTTCCTGACCATCGAATTTTATTGTTAATCCAAATCCGTTCATATCTATCCTCCAATCGTTATCAATTCATATTGTTTCTTTTGCGTGTATTCTTGTTAACAATCATACATTCATGTTTCTCTTGTTAACTATATATTAAAACTCACCCCACCCTCCGTCAAGACGTAACTTTTAACAATATAAAAAGCAGGATAGCAATTGTTAACACATTGCTACCCTACATCTAACGCTAGTACTATACTATTATTCAGCACTCTCTATTTCTTTTAGTGTTTTCCCGTTTTTATCTTTCCAATTAGCTGGTCCACTTATGCTATACCCGGTAACAAAATCTGCTGCTGCAGATGAACTGGAAAAAAGTATGTCTTCCGTAGTAGCCATATCATCGCCAACATGCCCAGCATCAAAATGCTTTTTTCTAATCTTGACCATGCCTTTCGATAAAGATTTCTCTGATGTCTTCTCATTTACTTTTGCACCAGCCAAAACCACGAAGCCTTCTGTTGTCACCATGCCTTTCGCATCCGCAGAACCCTGGCGCAGATACAATATATCCGTTGCATCATTGTCCGAATTTTTACCTTTACGTAAAGGCTCCAGCACTTTATATCCAAGCGCATTGATTAGGATTTTTACATTTTCAATAAACTCTTCCATAGCCGCCACTTGGGATTCCTTGAGAACGGTATTCCTATATGTATTTCTCGTTAGCATTTCATAACGATTGCTGACTTTAGCGATCTCTACCAACCTATTCTCCAAATATCTGATAAGTGCTTTATTGAGATCCCTGCCGACAAAAATCACAGAAGTGGTCCAATAGTATTTTTCTTTTTCAGAAGCAAAGTCACGAAGATGCTGCGTCAAACGATCTTTTACATTCTCCGCTTCCCCAATATATACAGAATCAACATCATTCTCTTCATCCTTACAAAACAAAAAATACACGCCTGGTCCTGTTATATCATCACGCTTACAATCTGACACCTCAATACGTGGTATTTTTATTGCTTTCCCATTCCAATTGGAAAGCTCCGCTGTTACTATGCTATCCGCTGTTCCATTTGCCAAGAACAATTCTATTGATTTTCCATACATAATACTTACTCTCCTACAAACGTTCTATTGATCATGAATTCCTTATTCCATTGGTTTAATCTTCTCTTCAACAAAATCTATCTCATCATCAGATAAACCATATTTTACGTAAAGTTGTTTGTCTATTTCACGAATGGTCTTATCCCAGTTAATATCTGATTTTGGCGTAAAGTCCTGAATTGGTACATTTGCCCACGTTGGTTTATGATTATGTTGTGTTGCTTTTAATGTTCCCAACATACAACGTGCAAATTTTGATTTAACATATTTCAATGTTGCAATTGCCTCATATTCAGTGTCATATGCTCCTATACTAATAAAAGACTGTGTATGACCAACTCCAGGTTTCCCAATTACTGGCGTTGACAGTATTTCTCCAAGAGCTCCAGAACCATTTGATGCAGGGAGAATTACTTTATAGCACATTAAATTTTCACTATTAATTATGAATCTCTGATTAATGTATCTCATCACCCTAGTATTGTTAATTAATCCCATAATTTCTATATCATCTTTTGCCATTTTATTTTCATGAAAAACTTCTGTTAAATCAAATATACTTGTGGTTAAACGTTTTTCATTGCCACTGCTACCAATCTTTTCTTTCAATTCCGGATGTACATTATATAGGACCTCTAAATCAAATTTGCATTGCGAATACATTTCATTTGAAATTGAAACATATTCATTTAGTGATAAAACTTTGCTTAAAACACTACGCAACTCAGGGTATGCGCTATAAATACCTATTACACCATAGTCAACATTAGCATTTCTAAGAGTAATTGCCACTCCGCCTTTTATATCGACATTTGGAAAAACATTTGTACTATTTGCTGTATAGTAAATCACTTTAAAGTGCTTGTCATTTAAAACCTTATTGTTCCATTCTTTAGGTGTTTTCCCTGCATTAAATAGAAATCTAGCAGGTGTAATAAAAGTAACCATATCCGAAATATGAAAAGATGTATCCATAAATAAATTATATACCGGTTTGTCGCTTGTCCCTTCGGTTGATTCTTGATACGGAGGATTACCAACAATTGCATCAAACTTCATTTTTCCTTTACCTCCTTTTTTCCAGTAACTTGGCCTCAAAACACGATCAATAAACTGCTGCGGCTTGTTTTTCATGTGGTTTATAAGATCATCAAAGTAATGAGCATTTATTGGCGAATCATAATAACCGACAAGGGTTCTCTTTGTGATCTGCTTTGCCATCGGTGTCTTACAAATAACAAAAATGTTTTGTTCTACTGTATCTTTCCATAGCTCACGCTGTAAATCAAGTGTCAATTCTTCTTCATAATGGGCTTTGCATTTTGCCCTATATATGCTATATGTAACATATAGAGGATATAGTCCTGTCTTGGAGTTTATTTCCAAAATCTGTGATGCTGCATTGGCGAAAGTATCTGCTGTCGCTTGGCCTCGGTCAACAAACCTTGGCTCATCAATTTCATGTTCATGATCTTCATCCCAAAAATCATAACCGCCGAGGCTATCAGACATATGCATGTTTACCACGCGCCAAGGAGTCAATACTGTTTCTTTATCCGGATTCTTAAAATAAGAAAATAGTCCAGCAATCTTCTTTACTCTTTCGGTAGGATCAAGCGTATCTGCTTCACGCGCAATATTACGGATCCTGCGACCAGCGGCAATAAAAACATCTTCATCGTAATACTTTCTAAAATCATCAAATACTTTTTTTGTAACCCCCGCCGGCATAAACTCATCCCAAGAAGAATCATCTACTTCTGTTACAAAACGATCGAGTGTAATCTCTTCATCATATGGAATGTCTGCGCCATATATTAGAAGCGGCATACGGATAGATATACCACGCAAAATAGAGATAGCATCATTCCTAATTTTCTTCTTTTTCTTGAGTTCCTCAAGTCTTGCTTTTTCCTCAGGTGTAAGTTCTTTTTTCTTTTTGTTTTTTAGCTTTTCAGCTTCCTCATATTCTTCATTAGTTAAACCTTGATCATTGACATTAATATCATTTTGTTTAGCAGCTGCTTTTGATTTACCAATGATGCCTTTTAACTTATCAAACATTGCAATGTCAACATCCTGCAATTTAAGTAACTCGTCATTATATAGATTCGTATCATCGAACCCATTCCTTACAACTTTATCAGCATATGCCTTTTTAAGTTGTTGAAGCAATTTATCCGCCTTATACTCTTTCATCTGCGATCCAGAAATTGAAATAACTGGACAATAGTTTAAAAATTTCCCAAGGATCTTTTTATCACCATCATTGGTTTTCCCTGCTTTTGACGATACAGATACTGCTTCAGATACCATTTTTAATGTACGATCGGGAGCAAAATCAAAAACGTAAGCAGTTTCTTTTATCTTACCGTTTTGATTACATGGTGACTGTACGCGAAAAATAGTTTGAAGATAATTTGCAGCAGAAGTAGAGAATGAACCTGATAGCATAAACACTGCCGTCCATTCTTTTATAGTAACCCCTGTAGTGAGTTTCCCACAGGAAAGTGTAATAGTATAGGAATCAATTTTTTCTGCTTTTTCTATAGCCGTTTTAACACTATTTAAAGCATCACTTGATTCCTCATCATCACTCCCCGCGACATTCACAATGTCAAATTGACCACTACCAAATACAGTATGCTTCATCATCATTTTTTTTAATGCTTTGGCCTCGCGCACTCCCGGAACCATCCACAACGAATGCTTGAATAGTTTTCTATAGTCTTCGTTAGAATATGGGTATGCGCTTTTATCATCTTTCATTGTCATCAGATTAAGAAATGATGCCACATCATTTTCATGTACGAAATCTCCGATATCAGCATTCTCTGGCATTTGCGCATAATCGCATTTATAGTCGCCAGTCCATGTACGGAAAAATTCATGAAAATTAAATGCCTTATCTTCATATGTGATATAATCGTTATTCCTTAAAATATCTCCTAGGTCATAAGTGTAAATACGCAGTTCTGGTAATTCATCATACGGATTGGGATCCCCAAAATGTTGTCTATCCCATTCACTTTTGTTCTCCTGCTCCATGATATAATCCCATGTGTATATGGAATCATCGTTATATTCATCCATGATATTGAACGGAGTACCAGAAAGAGCAAGGAATTTAGTTTTATGTAAATCTTCCTTTACTATAGTCTTGATCGTTTCATCGCCTAATGCCGTCTTTGTTCCTTCATGGGCTTCATCTACAATTACACAATCCCACACCATATCAAATATAACATCATTTTTGCCGAATTTTCCTCCAACAGCCTCTGAACCTCGTAGATCCTGAATGGAAGCAAAATAAACAAAATTCTTTTTCTTTTTTAGAAGATCTTCTACTGTGTATCCACTTGCTTTTGATCCGTAAATGTAATCATCTACGCCATGAAATATCTTAGTAAAATCTTCGTACCAGCCAGCATTAACTACCGGTCTATGGGTTAATATTATTGTCTTTGAATATTTGCATTGTTTTATTACTTCTAATGCGCTGACCGTCTTTCCAAAACGCATTTTTGCATTCCACAGCATCCGGTCGCCTTTTTTAAACTGCTTTACCGTTCTTTCAATAGCGTCTTTCTGTTCCGGCCTGAAAATGATCGGAATAAAATCATTTGAAGACGAATTGCTAAGATTGGCATAATTCTTCTTAACAGCATTAATAGCATCAAGAACAGTTTCCTTCTCTATTTCGTACCATTCACGCCCTGTGGTATCATCAATTTTTGCTTTTTTGATTCCAGAATTCTCCAGAACTCTATGTACTTCATGATCGCGAAAGGCCTTTATTTGCAACTCACCATTTTTATTCTTTACTGTTTTCACAGCAAGTTCTGTATGAAGAAGAACAGGTGTGATCCCTACTGTATTTGTATATTCTTTTATTCTAGTTATTGCCGCTTGATTCAGTTCACGACAATTTGCAGGAAGGCTGTCAATAGCCGCATCAGAATGCAGCGTTGCATCTCCAATTTTGATAAGACCAGTATGCTTTTCATCGTTCACTGTAAACGCATAAATGACTTTATAGTCAAATGCATTTTTAAATTCGGTTTTTTCATCTGATTTCATTATCATTATCTCCCTTAACCATTGCCCTGAACTCAAAGCTATACTTTGAACGCCAATCAAATACTTTACATGGAATCGGTTCTTTATCGTTATCCTGCGTCCCGTTCAAATAATCAGATATGGTCATCTGTGCATTTACACGTGGTCGTTCGCTAAATGGTGCTGTCATAGAAATCCCATCCATTTGCCAAATATTCCATGATATTATTTTCGCTATTTGCTTTAACTGTTTATCGTTTGGCTCATGAGAAAATCTATATTCCATATTTTCAATAAAGGTAAACAAAAGGTTTTCCCTTGCGATCAAAATATTATCGCCTTGATATTCATAGCCATAAGTACTTTCATATGCTCTTACAACCCATCTATACCAATCCTCCTCAGTGATAGTATGTTCGCTAATAATGCGGAGTTTTCTATCTAATAAGCCGATTCTATTATCAATAGGTATTTCGTCTCCAGAAATTGTGTCATAACGACTGACAAGATATGGTGCTTCACCACAACTTATTTCTAAACGTCTTGCATCCACATATTTTTCCCATGACTTCCCATCTGGAAATTCAATTGCTCCTTGTACGGTAATCCATGAATGACCATCTGTCGTATTAAAAACATTTTCCTGGCCAAACCAAGCAGTATCAATTAGATTATTCTGCTCATTGCAAACCCACGATGGCGTGAATACTTCAGCTTTTTCTTTGGTACGTCTTGCTTGGTCATTTATAGCTCTTGATACTCGAGGCTGAACTAGTTTTGTGTTTTCTCCAGTTACAAGATTCTGTGTTATTGGTTCCTGAGGATAATACGAAGGGCCATTAGATTTATAGTAATCAGTCGCCCAACAAATATTCTTTTGTGTTGTGCGGTCTTTTAAAAGAACATCAAAAAGTTCCCTACTCATTTTCGCTATTTCCTGCTCAATGATGTCGATCATTTTTACTGCTATCTCCCTTAATGGCATCTTCATTTTTATATTCAATAATATCCCCGAAATCAACATCGAGGGTCCTACATATCTTGCCAAGGACAGTAAGCGTGACTTCCTCGTCCCGGCGTAACTTTGTCATTGTATTCGGAGCCACACCAGATGCCTTCCGTAGATCAGCCTTGCTCATTTTCTTATCAACAAGTAACTTCCATAAACGATTGTATGAAACAGCCATGTGCACCTCCCTTTGTGTATAATAATATTAGTATATCATAGTAGCAGTGAATTCGCAAGTCTATGCGAATATTTAGCAAGTAAAAGAAACCGAACTATTCCCTTCATATACACAGAAATGTCTTGCTATTCTGCGCGTTCAGAGTGATATATGTAATAAGAAAGCAAGGAGGAAAAAATCATGTGGACAGAAGGAAGTATAAAAGTTAAAGAAAGCATCATCCATTATTGGATCAAGCATTTTGATGAAAACAGCGAGTTTGGTATAGACGGCGGCCGCATCTCTAAGCTAATGCTAAAAAAGAACGGAAGGATCGTAGCCAACTACGACAGAGGCTGGGATACCCTTCCTGAAGGCGATGATGCAAAGATCGCCTATGCCATTCTGATAAAGGAATATAACTACCGGAGCATGGCAGGGGCGGTCTGAATCTCTACAGCTTTTCAGCCTAAAGACCGGCGCCCACTCAAACGTGCATTTTCGCAGAATTAAACAAGGGGGATACCCTTCTTCCATAAAACCTATATAATACGCGGCACATGCGCATATGTGTTTCGCGTAATAGTTCTGTTATTTAGCATGAATATTGATATTGCCTGAATATATCTCTGCATCTGCCAGACGCCCCTGTGCGCGGCAACGGTTAAATTCAGCAATGATCACACTTTCAACTGCCTGTTTTCCATATTCGTCAAGTCTCGCATATTTCAAAGCATAATCCGTAAGATCGTCTTCAACACACCATTTCCCCATCTGATCTATGTCATCGTCTGCTATAGCGTGATAATTGTTTATATCAGTATGCCCCGTAATATAATCCATGCTCGCATTGAACATCTCACACATCTGTACCAACACTTCAAAATTAGGTTTACGACTGTTTGTTTCCCATGTAGAAACAGTACCCTTTGTAATATTTAATTCATTTGCAAGCTGCGTTTGTGTAAGGCTATTTTTTTTTCTAAGTTCCTTGATTCTTTCACCCATTGTCATATCTTGTCACCTCTTTGATTATCATTTAATAAGTTTTGGTTTCGTTTACTTTTGTCTATATAATAATGCACATTGTCGTACTTGTCAATGGATAATTCTACTATTATGCGGTTTTTATCATAAAGCATTCTTATATATCACTATTTTGTGTATTGACGTATGTCGATTTAAGTAGTACACTATATTCATAAAGTACGACACAGCTCATTACTTTTTTAAAAGGAGGTGTTGAAATGCGAAATGAAAATATACAGCCAAATATGATGAGTATCAGGGAAGTAGCGAAAACTGGACTTCTTTCAGAGCACGCTTTGCGCGTCATGCTGAAAGAAGGAAAGCTGCCGGCCATATATATTGGTAAAAAGGCACTCATAAATTATGATCAGCTTTGCGAAGAATTATCAAGATTGAATACAGACACAAAAGAATTATGAGCTATCTATGCATATTAAAAGGAAGGAGGAAATGCCGATATGTACGAAAAGCTGCCACAGGATTTAAAAGACAACGCCATATTTTGCAAATGGCGTTTTAGGAACGGCAAAAAAATTCCAATACAGACAAACGGTCAAAATGCACGTGTATCCGTTCCTTCGACCTTTAATACGTTTGATAAAGTTGTCAGTTCACTTACGGAAAAGGATCAGGGGATCGCTGTGCTAGTCACAGGTTTTTCCATGATAGACATAGATGGCTGCTACGAAAACGGAGCATTTAGTTCTCTGGCAAAAGAGATCATTGACCACATTGGTTCATACGCAGAGTTTAGTCCTTCCGGCACCGGCATTCATATCATCGTAAACACTCCCGGAATCAACTTCAACAAAGAGCGCTTCTACATCAATAACAGAAGCATCGGACTTGAAGTATACATTCCCGGAGAGACAAACAGATTTATGACTATCACCGGAAATGCCATAAACGATAGGCCGATCGAAAGCCGTACCGATGAAGTGATTCAGATACTTGAGAAGTATATGGTGCGTCCTTCCGCGGATACAGAAAAGCAAAATACAGAATGCCCCGGCAGCTACCTTTCTGATCAGTCAGTTATCGAAAAAGCGATGTTTTCCAAACAAGCAGATAAGTTCAATGCCCTATGGAAAGGAAGCTGGCAGAAAACGTATGGCAGCCACTCCGAAGCGGATCTGGCCTTAGCCTCTATCCTCTCCTTCTGGTGCGGCGGCAATATAGAGCAAATGGACCGGCTGTTCAGAAAGTCAGGTCTATACCGCGATAAATGGGATCGCGCTCAGTCCGGCACTACATACGGAATGATCACACTTGAGAAGGCTGTGTCGAATACGGCAGCATTCTTTAGCCCGGTCCTGCATTCTGCGAGTGAGGATTTCAATGAAGTGCTTATGAAACTACAAGACGCAAAACCAGATACGAACCCATACTACCGCAACGGCGAAATTGGAGAAGGAAGGCTATATGCGGATATATACCGGAGCATCGCCAGATATGTACCGGAAAGGAAAATGTGGTTCATATATGATGGCACCCGCTGGACAGCGGACATAGGCAATCTAAAAGCGATGGAGCTTTGTAAGGCTCTTGCCGATTCGATGCTCGATTATGTAAAGACCATAAAGGATGAAGCATCAAGGACGTTTTTCCTTGACCGCTGTAAGCGATGGCAGAAGCGCCGCAACAGAGAAACATACATAAAAGAAGCACAGAGTATATATCCAATATCTGCATCCGAATTTGATACGGATACATTCCTGTTCAACTGCAGCAACGGGACTTTAGATCTGAGAGCGATGAATTTCAGGGAGCATGATCCGGAAGATCATATCACAAAGATATCTCCGGCAATCTATGATCCGAAGGCCTGCAGCAGCAGATTTGATCGGTTCATTACCGAGATCATGAGCGGCGATACTGAAAAAGCAGAATTCCTCCAGAAAGTGCTCGGCTACTCCATCAGCGGTGATACCCGTTTCGAGTGCATGTTCTTCCTCTATGGCGAGACAACACGTAATGGCAAAGGAACGCTCATGGAAAGCATACTGCACGCTATGGGCGATTATGGCAGGGCTGTACGTCCGGAAACAATAGCTATGAAGAATAATATCAACAGCCAGAATCCATCGGAGGACATTGCAAGACTGGCCGGAATACGGTTTGTAAATATATCGGAACCGAAACGAGGAATGGTACTAAACTCAGCACAGATCAAAAGTATGACTGGAAATGACACACTGAACGCCCGGTTCCTGCATGAGAACAGTTTTGACTTCAGGCCGCAGTTCAAACTATATGTGAACACAAACTACCTGCCCGTCATAAACGATATGACGCTCTTTACCAGCGGACGGATCAAGATAGTACCGTTCAACAGGCACTTCAGTGAAAATGAGCAGGACAAAACGCTGAAAGCAGAATTTACAAAGCCTGAAAACCAAAGTGCGATATTAAACTGGCTGATCGAAGGATATAAGAAGATCCAAACAGATGGCTTCAACATTCCGAAATCGGTCCTAGAGGCCACAGCGGACTATGAGCATAGCAGTGACAAGATATCACTCTTTGCAGATGAACGCCTCATTGAGGATGCCCTCTCCGATATCAAAACTGCTGAAGTGTACACAGTTTATCATAGCTGGTGCATCGAAAACGGCTGCTATCCGGAAAGCAGGAAAAACTTCAATCAGGCATTACGGAACTTTGGGAATGTCACAAGAAAACGTCCATCTGCAGGCGGCGATAAAACCACAGTTCTTACGGGATACCGCCTTGCCTGCGACGATCTATTTACAGATGTGGCAGGTTGTGGCAAGTAA